GATTCCATAAATCATAATCAATTTCATCATCTGCCAAAGCAAATTGTGTTATGTTAAATTGATTTCTACCTTTTGCTAATAATTCTCTACCTTTTTTAGTAAGAATAGCATCTACCGTTATTGTGGTATTATCTAAATAACCCATACGATACTCCTTTAAAATAATAACTTTGCAAATTAAATACAATACTAATATAAGTATGTTTTTATTGTATTTTTATAGTTTAATTTACTGATTTATTGTAGCTGGTATTGTTGTTTGTAAATTTGTTACAAAAAAGGTTGATTGAAAACCAAAATCTGGACCCAAATTTGGTATAGTATCATTATCGCCTTTCCACCAAAGAACCCAAGGAAATCCTCTGATATAATCTTGAGATGTTGGATAATTTAAATATCGTTTTGTACCTTCTATAACACTTTCTTGTAAATACTGTGGTGTAAATAACTTTTTCATTGCCTTGTAGTTTCCACCAGGACCAGCTAATTCTAATGATGTATTTAATTTTATCACTCTAGGTGCAGTGTCTACCATTCCATATTGATTTTCTGACTTAATTATATTATCGAAAAATCCACCTCTGATTTCAGTTTTCCAAAATTTACTCTTTGGAAATACATTTGTTTCTACCGTAAAAGAACCATTTTTAACATTTTCATATGTTAAAAATAATTGATCATTTAAATTATGTTTTGGAAACTCATAATTTTCACGAATAAGTGCATAATTTAATAAATTTGAATTTGCAGTATAAAGTGTCAATTCTGGTTTTATTGAGTTTTTATACGGATATGGATAATCATTACATCCAAAAAATTCTCTACCTTGTTTTGCAGTTTCAAACGATTTTGGATTTATGTAATTTGATCCAAAAAATTTGTAATAACCAACATTTTTTATGTAATTGGTTTTATATTTTGGAACTATTGTACTATAATAATTATGATTTTCATATGTTGAAATTTGATTATATGTTGATTTTTTAATAAATGCAAGTGATCCGGATGTATTAAATATTAAATCTAATTTTGGATTATTTGTTACTTGTATTGTCTCACCTATAACATTTTTATATGCCTTTGAATCTAATTTCATTGTATACGAAACGGTTTCCATGCTTATAGCATCTTCTATCAATTTTGTTTTTAACAATGTATTGTATGTCCTAAATTCTAATTTTGGACTATTACCTATTGGTGTATTTATTATCACTTTTTCTAAATTATTAACTTGTCCTTTTGTCTGTAAATCAACATCCATATCGCCCAATTTTATCGTTTCATCAGTTGATGTGTAAACTGACGTTTCCACATTTACTTCTGATTCTATTAAATTTACATCTAACATATCACCTTCTTCAAAACCTAAAAATAAAACTGTATGTTTGCTGTCATATTCTGCAGGAATTGCATTTGGGTATGGAGATAATAAATTTGATTCATAAACAAATCCATCGGCATCACCGCTTAAATTTTTTATTGCAGTAACTTTTGATCTTTCCAAAACATTTGGTTCTATAACAAGTCCTAAAATTTCATTAGTTCTTGCTGGTAATGTCTGTCTTATTTGTTCAAATACACTAAAATCGAACTGTGATATTATAGAAATATATGCATTAAAATCATTTCTATTTTCATATTTTTTCCAATATTCGTATGCAAAATTATTAAGATCACCATATTCATCTTTTGACAGATTATCATATCCACCCATATATTCGGTTAAATCAACACTACCTATTGCCTCGTATATGTCTTCATTTATTATATGTTGTGGAGAAAATGCAACCATCAATCTATTTGAATCGGGTGCATTCATCTCTAACGTTGATTTTTCATAAGAATTATTTACACTTAAAGCACCGGATAATGAAGCGGAATCTATTCTAATTTTTTGCGAATACTCAGTTGATGCTCCGGTATTTGCAATATCCATCAAATATGTTTCAGTAAAGTTTTCAAATGAACTAGTTGTAAAACCAACAAAAGTTGCAACTTTTGGTGAACTATAAAATGTGTTATTTTTTTGATTTGGGTGTAAACTTTGAATACTTGATGTTACATTTGGATCAAAATACTGCCAAAATTTCCATTGTGCCTGTAAATCATAATATGAGGATGTTGGTGTATTTCCATTATATGATCTTGCAGCTAAAACATGATTATCGAATGAAGAAGTTGTTAAACCATTAGACCAATATCTAATTTCAAATACAGATCCTGATAGTATTTTATTAGTTTCAAAATTTGATCCAGAACCTATAAATAATTTTCCATCTGTATTCCAAGAGTTATTATATTCCGGTTTTATACTACCGTTTATACTTATACTCTCTTTTCTGTCTACTACAATTTTTCCGTATTTTTCGGTTTTTAATATAAAATCGTATACTTGATTTAATGAATTATCATCATTTGATACACTTCTTTTAATCATTATGTTTAGTGGAACATCCTCATATATGTATTCATCGTATATCGATGCTGAGAGATATGTTGATCCACTTGCCAAATAAAAAGTTAATGTTCCTTTTTCAATATCAGTTCCGTTTTTATTCGCAGTTACAAACCAATCTACTCCATTTGATGAACTTTTTTGAAGAATTGTTTGGATTGGATTTGATTGATAACTGTATATTTTTTCAGGTTGCATTTTCCATCTAAATGTAACCGTATCTGGATATTTCCATTCGTCATAATGATTTACCTTTTCCCATGGCAACTCAATCTTTTGATTCTTTCCTGCAAGTGAACCTTCAAAATTTAAATAATAGGTAGATTTTTCGTATAAGTTTTTACCCAAATCGTATGAATTTGGATTATACGCACCACCATATTCTCTTATAGTTAAAAGTGTTTGTGGTATTCCGTATGCAGCCAATAAAGCACGAACACCTCTACTAGTTCCCTTTGTTCCATATATGTAAGGTAAGTTGTTTAGTATTCTACGCCAAACTTCTTTCGTTCTTTCTTCTTCTGTTTTATTGTATTTTTCACCAAGAATATTATACTTTGCATCATTTTCATTATTAAGACCAAGAGCGTATTCCCACAAATCTTTATCGCTTATATTTGAAGACAAATCCCATCCTAAATTTTTGGTTGCAATTTGTATTAAATCTTGTGATATTCCGGATTTTGGATCTTCTTTTCTTAAATATCTATAAAGTATATGTTCATTGTAAGTGTATATTATATCAAAATGTTGTCCAATCATATTTACAAAAGATATAAACTGTTCATTGTTTGGATCATCAGTAATATGTGTTGGTAACACTTTGTTTAATAAATTACTATTATTTGCATCTTGATATTGTGCAAGTTCAAGTGTTATGTTATACCAGTTTGTTCCAGGAGTTTCAGTTGTTTTCCAAAACTTAAAATTACCATTTTTTGTTTTAATATCTGGATTAGATTCAACTTGATATTTTGGATATGGTGTAATTAAATTTGTCTCCATACTAAATGGATCATAGTCATATTGTTCATAATATAACCATTTTTCCCATTCATCGAAACCACTTATTAACTTATCTTTTAAGTTTTTTACATTTACTATATTAGTTTCTATTTCATCGTATGAACCAGCATATGATTGTAAATCACTTATTTGTGTATTGTATGCTTCCAACAATTTCATTTTATAGACAAAATTGTTTAATCTTTCTACGGCTGATGAGTAATAACAAAAATTACTAAAACTCGTAAAATCTATGTTTATCTGTATAGGTTTGTTATCTCCGTATACATACTTATTCAAAATTTCTTGTGATGTTTGTATATTTGTTGATAGTAAATCGTTCCAAGATTTAAAATCAGTTTCAGTTACAGTATTATACGAATAATCTACATTATAGTTTGGACCACGCAATACATTTTCAGGATTTACTGTCTGTACTTGTTCTGAACTGATTTTTATATTATCAATATATGGTTTAACTATTTGTGTTGAAAGCCAACATTCGTATCGTAAACCCAAATCCAATGGTAATGGGTAAAATAATTTTACATAAAAATAGGTTTCACTTCCATCTGATGTTACATTTATGACATCAATTACTTTATTTTCACCAAAATTTAAAACTATCGGAGGAAAGTATGTTTTTGGTTTTAAGTATTCTAATACAAAGTTTTTTAAATTGTTTAACTCTACGGTATCATTTGGATTAGTTAGAGCCAAAACCAATTCTTTTCTATCGTTTGATATTTCTGCAATAAAAAGTTTTGTTGCAGAAAATTCACTACTGATATAATTTCTTAAAAAGTTATAGACAATTTTGTAAGATCCAGGTTGAATCAAAAAATTGTTTAAATTTTCTTTTATATTCAGTCGAATGTTTTGTGGATCATTTTCATCATCTACTGACCAATTTTTTACATCATATAGTGATCCAACGTAACCACCATCTCCATAAAAAAGATGCATTTCAAACGAATCTTTTTTAATGTTATTTTCTAAATCATCTTTTACATTAAGAACAGGAACTATAACACGTCTGTCCTTTGAAATTGTATATCTAGAACCACGAATGGGTATAGATGAACTTAAAATTTCTTCTATATTTTGGTATTGAAAATTATTCATTAGATGTTTGTACTTGCCAATAATGAGTTAATACTTTCTTTTAACAGTTGAATTTCTCTATCTTTTTCGTTTATTAACATATCCTTTTCCATTATTTCATTTGCTTGTGAATACAATAATGTTTCTTTTTCCATAGATTCCGCTTCAACATCTTCAACTGTTTGTTCCAACTGTCTAACTTTTTCTTTTTGAGAAACCACACTATCTTCATTTACATTTATTAAATTTGACAAGTTAGTAAAAAATTGTTCAGCAGTTGTAAGGTTTGTAAAATCAGAAGCTGCATTTGGATCCATTACTATACCATTTGCCAAATTTCTAACTAAATTGTTATATTTGCTCATGACAAAATTTTCAGCATTTACTGCGTTTGGAAGAGACCTAAAATTTACATTTACTGCATATTTAAAATCGCTGTAAGTATATCTTTCGTCTAAAACTCTTATTGGTAATTCTGGATTTTCTTCTTCTTTCAAAAAATCTATCATTATTTTTCCAGATTTATCTCGTTCTAGCATATAGATTACCTCGTTACTTTAAAGTAAAACTTATTATCAAAAATTTGTATGTTGTTACCATTTTCTTTTTCTACTTTTACAAGTATTCTATAAAATCTTTCAGGTTGAAACATATTCATCCACAAATGAAAATAATTTCCTTCTTCATCACAACTTATTTTTGTTCCAATATTTGAAAATGGTATTATTATTTCATCACTATGTGCATCTCTAATTTCGTAATACGATGTTTCTGGTAAATAATAATTTATTAGTTGATACGATTGAGTTGTATATGTTTTTTGTGGATATTTTTGATTTGCATATATTCTTATTTTTGCCTTTTCTTCTTTTGAATAATATTTTTTCAATTTAACATTTACAGTTGTTTGATCATCTGATACTTCTGATAATGAACCAGTGTTGAATTGTGAATCATCCCAAATAACTTGAAGTCTTGGTACATATATTGTATTACTATCTACTCCGAAAAATTTAACACTTGAAAAATATGATGGTAGATTTTCTACTGTTTCATCGAACTTTAATATTAGTCCATCATTATCAATAGTGCCATCTAACCAAGATTCAACCATTGGTGTTAAATTCATATAAACATCAGAATTTTCATAATAAAAAGATTCGGAACAAATTAAATTATTGTAAGTCCACCAGGTTCCACCTCCAACTTTTGTATTATACGAACCAGTAACGTCTAAATTTAAACTTTGTGTAACATCCCATTCTATTCCCGAAAATTTTGAAGTTCTATATTTCCAAGAAACTCCATCTGTCATATTTGGTCTTGATGCATATTGTCCTGTTCCATTTATCCAAGAAGAACTTATTGGATATGCATATATTGTATATTCTTGTGGAACTTCTTTTACATCAGTAGTTCTTAATGATAGATAATATGATGATCCAGTTGGTATCAATGATGAATTTATTTTATCTTCTAAATCAGATAAACTAAAATACATCAATATTCTACTGTTATATGTTGCTGTAGAATTATTTACTTTTTCATGTGATAGTTCTAATATTGAATCTAAACCAGTATTTAATGATTCAGTTTTTTCATATATTGTTGCATCTTTAAATGGGTATATTGTGTATATCATTAGTATGTCCTTGATTTACCGATTATATCATTGTCTGGATACTTTATTTCAAACATAGATGGATCCAATGACGGAAACAAAATACCATCCTTCGTAGCCGCATCTATATCATATACATATTTTGAATATCCAAGTGATTCATCATGTAAATTATTTATTTTTATATTAACTACCGTTTGAACACCATCGATTTTATCCAATTCAGTATACAAATTACTTACTACAATAGGTTGATTTATTTGCCATTTCTTCACGTCAAAATAATCTTTTAATTTTTGAATACATTTTAAAATAACTTGATTACCGTTTTGATTAGGTCTTGTAACTATTTCAAACTCAATACCTATGTTTATTATGTAACCATCTTTAATTGTTATAGAATCGGTAAGCATTCTATATTGATCTAGATATGTTTTTAGATTTTCTTTTGTTGCATTATTTACTCTTGTCAATTTGTTATTTCTATCGTAACCTAAAACATAAAAACTCAAACCAAATTGATTTTGTAGAAAATTATTAGCGCTTGTCATATTGTAAGACAATTCTGTATCTTTTACAACATATGCCTTTGATATTGATCCAAATTTTGAAGGAAGACTGTATGCCCTAATTATGTAATCTTCTTTTGTAACTGCTCTATTTTGTGATGCAAATTGTGCAATAGCATTTTGTCTAATTTCTTCCAAATCATCTGCATTTTTACCACCACTTGCCGGCTCTGGATTTGTAACAGCTAAACTGTTTACAACTCTTTGGTATAATACGGAATCCAAACCAGTTTCATCAACTATTACATTTTTTGTTCGTATTTTGTTTATATTATCACTAGCAACGTTATCACCACTACCACCACCAACACTATAATAAAATGTTATATTTGTATTACTTGGTGCTATACCATAACTTTTAGTATAAAGAAAGTTTGCTGGATTTAATTCATTTGAAAAACCACTTGTTATATTATTCAATGCACTACCAACTAAATCAGGATTTGGTATTAAAAATTCTTCGTTAAAGTTACTTACACCTGATCCAAATTGCATTTCAAATAGTCCGTCTGCAACTTGTCTTGTTGTAAATCGTCTAGGTATTCTTCTCAATTTTAAAAGATAAGGTGTTCCACCTCTATCTTCACTTAAAAACTTATCATTTCTTGGAATATTAGGTACAGACTCAAAAATAGTATCTTGTGCAAGATACGGTACATTGTACCATTTATTTCCATCATTATCCATTGCATATAAAACTTCTATTAAATTTGGTTCTTCTAACAAAAGTTTTCTATATGGTACAAGTTCACCGATAGGAAATGATCTAGATGTTACATTACCAGATACAGCATTTACCGATTTTTTTAATAACCAAAATTCAACTTCACCGGTTACATCATTTATTTCAAATGGTGTTACTTCTGTTGGATCTAAACTGCTACTAAATTTAAAATCAATATATTCTGTTGTTCTAAACAAATTTGTTGTTGATGTTGATGATACAGCCATACCCTCGTCTATTGCAAGTGCATATCTCCAGTCCGGAACCATTATACCAAATCCATCATCAACAGATGGTACTAATTGAAATACGTTTAATTTAACAACAGCAGCAATTTTATTTCTTGGAATATAACCCATTGATTGAGCAATGTTTATTATGTTTTGTCTTTCCGTTGCATGTGTTATCAAAGATTCTTGTAATGTGACATCTGTATAATATGATAGTACATCACCAACATAAGCGGCCATTTCCAAAAACATCATTCCAGGAGCAGCTTCATTGAAATCTTGATATGTGTTTGGGAAATATGTTTTTGCAAAATCAATTAAATTAGATTTTAATGAATTAAAATCTCTACCTAAATATCTTATGTCTTTCTTCAATAAATCTGCCATTTATTTTCCTCATGTTATATCAAGATTACCGGATTCGGTAATTCCAAGTGTTACTGGCATAAATATGTTTGTTCCAGATACGTATAAATTTATTGTAATTATTACAGCATATCGAGAATCAGCAAATCTAGCATCATTTTTTGGATCAGTTATTATTTCCGAACTTTGTATTGCAACGTATGGCATCCACTTGTTAAGTGCGGAACGTATTTCACCCATTATATTTTCTTTAAATTGATCCTCATCTGTAATAGGTTCAAATAAAAAATATTGTATATCTGTGCCGAACTCTGGTTGCATTATTCTTTCACCCTTTTGAGTTCTAAACAGATTTCTTAAATTTTCAATTACTTGTGAAACATTCGTGTATGTCTGATTAAAAATACCGTTTTCTGCATTAAAAGGGATTGATATACCTATCGGCGTTAAATTTTTTAAATCACTTCCAGTTGGTTGATTTGTTGGTGATTGATATATTTTACGTCTATTTCTAAGCAATTATTATCTCCCTTTCTTTTCATCTATTTTTTTCATAAGAGCAGAATAATCTTTTGTCAGTGCAGACATTACTTCTTCTGGAACATCTTCAGGTGAATAACCATTTGGAATTGCTCCCATCTGATTTCTTGAAGCAAATCCATTTACCATATCCGATGTAAACATCATTTCATCATCATATTCCATACTTTCTTGTAAACTTCTTTTTGTTTCATTCAACAAATCTTGAATACTTGAAAAATTATCTACATTTTTTTTAGTTTTTATTGAATTTTTATTATTTTGTATTGATTTATGCTGTTTAGATTCAACCATCTTACTGATAGTTTGTTCGTTTATTTTTTTATCAATAGCATATTCTATTTCTTCTCGTATTATTTCACGAATTTTACCAAAAAAACTTTTTGCATTCATATAAATAACCACCTAATAAAGTTGTTCATAAAACTATAAATATGAAAATACCTCAAAATTAGTAATTTTAATTAACAGGAACATTTATTCCAGACTTTATTTGTTCCATTCTATTTACCAAATTCAATTTTTGTATAATCAATTTTGCACCATCAGGTGATACAGCTATCTCAAAATGCATATCATCTACTCTTGATGCTCCAAAATTACCACCCCATTGAAATCCATATCTTTTTATCAATTTTTGTATTTGAACAACCTGATCCGGTTTATATGTATTTGCCTTTCTCCAAGGATGTGATGGGTGATTGTAGTCTATTGCAGTTCCACTGGCGTGTGTACTCCACCTATCTGGTCTACTTTCGAGTCCTCTTATTTTTCTATAATTAAAACAACTAGTGCTTTTAATTGGTTCTACTGATTTATGTAAGTCATAAAATAAATTAAAAAATAGTGGCATAACGTTTTTTTCACATTCTATTGTTGGATTTGTTCCTGGAATTTTCTCATAAGCCAACATACCAGAACCCAGTTTTCCATCAACTGTTGGTAAAATTGGCCATCCGTTTGGATATGATGTTGTAAAATAATCATGTTTACCGTAGGTATATTTTGGTCTTTCTCCTGTGTACGGTACATTAGTTGATCCATTACTTATATTACCATACACGGCTACACCAAAACCACCAACGCCGTAGGTTCTACCCATAGGTATTGTTGAATAATCTGTTGCAGACGGTATTTGAACTAAATCTTTTACACCCTTTACTTTTGCTTTTCTTCGTTTTATTAAAGGTCTTGATTTTATTATAGTTTTTCTTTTTTCACTTTCTGCGATATTTTTAAATTCTTCCTTTTCATTTTGATATTGTAATTTTTCAAAATGTGAAAAATCTTCCCAATTATACGGTGATCTTAAAACAGAATTTTGATAATCAAAATCTCTTTTATCTAATACTGGTAAAATATCGTATCTATCATCTATTGCTAAAATATCACTATCATCTACTGTATCAAATGTTTCATTTAGAACATTTGCGTCTTCTTCGTTAATATTTACTTTTTCCGATTTTACTTCTTCAAAAGGATTATCAAAAAAAGTATTTTCATATCTTGTAATTGGAATACCGTATTCTTTACAAATACTTTTCATTACTTCCCATTCTATTTCTACATATGGTCTATATTCTTCTATATCGGTATATTTTGGATTTAACGGTATCAATCCAGTTTCATCACTATATCGTCTATTCCAATAATGATATAAGGAATTTCTTCTATTTTTCAATTCATCTTCTAAATTTTCGTTTATTGTTTTTGCAATAAGTTTTTTTTTCGTTTCTTCTTTTTTTAATGAATCAAAAT